CTGGATCAGGAGACAATAGATGATTAAAAGAATATTAGATAGTAAAGCAAGGCGTGTTGTATGCAAAGGTATACGATCACCTTTTGTTTGGTTATATAGATTTTATAACTACTTACAAACATGGCAAATGCACAGAGATACAATCAAGCATCTCAACCGTTTGTCTAACAGAGAACTAAATGACATTGGACTAACTCGCGGTGACATCGACAACCTAGTTTGGATGAGAGAAGACTTCAAACGTAGGGGTGAGGGCTATGAAGCGAATGGTGATAAGTGAAGCTCAATCTCTCTTTCATGTAATGTTATTAATAGATAAAGAATTTAAAAAGGATTAACGTATGAGTATAAAAAACCACCAAGGACCAAGCCTAGGTATATCAGAAGAAATACATGCAATGAAGTATCGCTCTAAGGGTGAGAGCTTCAGAGAAGCTATGTCAAGAGTAGCTGACTCACTTAAAGATAATGAAGATCATTACAATAACTTTAGAGACATATTGTTAGATCAACGTTTCTTACCTGCAGGTAGAGTACAATCTGCAATGGGTTCACCACGTAAAGTGACACCTTATAACTGCTTCGTATCAATGACTATAGAAGATAGTATGGAAGG